GAGACACCCTCGAAGCGGAAGAGGCCCAACTCACCGAGCCGGGTATAGAGGTTCGGCAGGATATTGATGGCCTGCGTCATCTCGGCCAGCGAATAGCCGTCGGCATCGAAGGGATTGCGGATGATGGTCATGGGGAAACCTTGTCGGAAGGAAGGATAAGAAGCAGAAGGTCGCAGCCGCCGGTCAGGCGCTGTCGCGGATGACGATGCCCAGCGCGGTCAGCTCGACATGTTTGGCAGCGATCTTGGCCGCATCATCGACACTGCCATCGTAGAAAAGCGCGTCGCGCGACAGGATCGCGGGGCCGCGCGCCAGTAGGATGCCGGTGGCTTCCGCCAGCCTTGTATCGACCGGATAGAGCAGAATGCCTGCGGCCAGTTCCGCGCCATCGCTGCCGCCATGGCTGGCGAAGGTGTATTGGCCGCTGGTGGTGACGCGACCGAGGACTGCCCCGGCCGGGTATTCGGTTCCCTCGGCGAGCGTCACGGTCTCGCGGGTATAGTTGGGGTTCAGCTCATATTTGAGCGCATGGCCCATGCTGGGCGGCTGTGTCAGGAAGGGCATCTTGGTCTCCGGAGGCTGTCAGGCTGTCAGCGCTGAGCGCTGTCGGCGGATTTGCGGGCCGCAGCCACGAGCGGGCTCGGCCTGTCTGTCGGCGCGGGCGCGCTGGCCAGAATGCCGCTGGCATCGCTTCTGGCCGCGAGGCTGTCGAGGATCTGGCCGCGCAGCGCGTCGGGACTCACGCCGCGCCGGACGGCATCGGCGGCGTCCAGGGTGACGCCCAGCTTTGCGGCCTGCGCGCAGATCGAGGCCACTTCGGCGGCTTCGGCGCGGATGGCATCGGCATCGGTCGGAGCCGCAGCCGGTGCAGCGCCGGGCGCGGGCGGTTCCTGTGCCGTCGGCGTGGCGGCTTGCGGCGGCGTGTTGGGTGCGATGGGTGTTGCGGTTTGTGGGATTTGCTGGTCCGGCGTCCGGGCATCTTCGTCCGTCTGATCACTCATGATCATCTCCTGTTTGGGGTGGGGTGGTGAAAGGGTCGGGGATTTCGCCGGCCGCCCGACCGGCAATGCCGGGCGAGAAAGGCCGTTGGCAAAGGCGCGAAAGGCGACACGAGGATCGGCCACGGCATCGGCGAGACCGGCATCGACAGCCACCGCGCCGCGAAACACCGCCGCTTCGGTGGCGAGCGCCGCGTCTTTGGTCATCCTGTCACCGCGCCCGGCTGCGACGGTTTCCGCGAAGAGGATCCGCAGATCCTCCAACTCGGCCTGCAGTCGGCCGCGGATGCCTTCCGGCAGCGCGGCATAGGGATTGCCATCGGCTTTCCGGGCCCCGGCATGGATCAGCGTCACGGCCACTCCCTTCTGGGCCAGCATGCCGGACATGTCGGTATGCATGGTGATGACGCCGATGCTGCCCGCAGCCCCGGTGCGGGGCAGGGTGATGTGATCCGCCTGCGAGGCCAGCGCGTAACCCGCCGACAGAGCATGTTCGGCGAGGAAAGCGTGCACGGGTTTGATGTCCCTCGCGGCACGAATGCGGTCGGCGAGATCGAAGGCACCCGCGACCTCGCCGCCGAAGCTATCGATCTCCAGCGCGATGCCGCGAATGGTATTGTCAGAAACCGCCGCGTCGAGCTGGGCGGTAAGTCCCTCATATGAAGTCAGGCCGGAGCTCTGGCCGATCCACGCCCCGCGATGAACCAGCGTGCCCGCAATCGCGATGACCGCCACGCCATCGATGATCGGGAAGGGCGCATCCGTATCGCCGCCATGGCGCTGGGCGAGATCGCCGCCGATCAGCGAGGCGAAGGCGGTTTGCCGGGTGGCCGTCAGATCGGGTTCGGCGACCGTCATGCCGTCAAACCTGATCTCCTGCCCGGTGATGCGCGGGCCGAGGCCGGCGAGGAACGCCAAAGCCTTGGCGGGGGCGATCATCAGCGGCGTGTCGAAGGCGCGCTGGGCGATCTGGGCGTGATGCATCAGCGGTCCTCCTTGGCATCTGCGTCATCAGTGTCGGCGACGCGATCATCGTCATTGCCGTTCGCGGCGTTGATGCCATCGCCATCAGCCTCACCCTTCGGTCCCTGCGCGGGCGAGCCGGGGCGGCGGAAATCGAGACCCAGCGCCGCTTCGCGTTTGCGCTCGGCCGCGATCTCGCGATCCACCTGCTCGGCATCAAAACCACGCTCGGAAATGGCCTGGCTGCGGGATTTGAGACCGGCCTCGATCTGCAGGATCTCGGCCGAGGCGTCCTTCATCGGATCGACCCAGTCCCAGCGCGTTGGCAGCCAGCTGACGGCCTGAAAGCTGCGCCGGTCGCGGTCATAGCCGGGCAGATCGATGGCGCCGGACAGAACGGCCAGATCGAGCCAGCGCTGCCAGACCGGGCGGCAGAGCTGATGGACGATGACGCCGTGCTGGATCGCCGAGACCCGGCGCCGGAAGTCCAACAGTGCGACCCGGGTATTGGAGAAATTGCCGCGCGCGGCATCGCCGGTCAGGTAAGGGTAGGGGATGCCCAGCGCCGCCGAGATCTGCAGCAAGGTCCGGTATTGAAACGGCTCGTAGGTGGAGCCGGAATCCGGTGTCGCGGGTGTCGAAATATCCTCGCCCGGATCGAGCCGGACGACCTGACCCGGTTCGACCTCCAGATCCTCTTCCGCCGGTTCCAGTGGCGTTTCCGGGGCGGGCGAGGTGATGAACATGGCAAACATCGCCGCCGTCTTCTTCCGCTCCAGCTCCGCATCGTCATAAAGATCCAGCGTGAACAGTTTGACGATGGCCGGTGCGAAGCGCGACACGCCGCGCATCTGACCAGCCTCGACCGGATCCAGCACATGGACGATCTCCGAGGCCGGGATGCGGACCGTCTCACCCACCAGCCCCGGATCGGTCATGTCGCCCGGATGTCGGCGGAGCAGGTGATAGGCGACGCGCCGACCGATGCCGTCGAATTCGATGCCCTGGCGGATGGATCCGCCGCCGGGCAATTCCCGGTTCAGATCCATCGGCAGCATCTCCGAGGGCAGCATCTGCAGCTGCAGCGGCACCGACAGCCCGTCTTCGGAACGTCGCGGGCGGAGCCGCAGAAACACCTCGCCCGCCAGAAACAGTTCGCGGGCCGCGCGGCGCTGCAACCCGTAGAAATCGGTCAGCCCCTCGGCGTCGGCTTCATCCGTCCAGCCGAGCCAGAGCCTTTGCAGGGCTTCCTTTTGGGTGGCATTCGAAATCGACGATGACGGCTTGATCCCATCGCCCACGACATTGCTGGCGAAGGCCTCGACCGCGCCGGACGCATAGCCGTTGTTCCGCGCCAGCCAACGGGCGCGGGCCGTGATGGTCTCGCCCGCGCCCGCGATCAAGGTGTTCACATGGGCGCGGGAGGCCCGGAAGCCGCGCAGGCGTCGATGCGACTGCGCCGCGTCGAACCCGCCGATGATCGCGCCCAGCCGCGCGCGGATGCCGTCGAATGCCATGGATCAGAGCCCCTTGGTTGCGACAGTGCCCCAGCGCCGACGGCGCGCGGTCCCGGGCGCGCGGGCAATGCGGGCTTCCAGATCGGCGATGGCAGCGGCCAGCTCCGCATCCGAGCCATAGGTCAGGGTCTTGCCGTCATAGCTGACGCTGCGCAGCCCGCTGAACCGGGCCTCCTGCAGCGCGCTCAGCAGCGCCCGCATCCGGTCGATCTCCATCTCTCACCTCATGAAACGCGGTGTGTAGGTCTGCCGCTTGCGGCGTGGTGTTGTGGGCGGGGCGCCCGCCTGACGGGCAGGCGGTTCGGTGGCAGGCTCTGCGGGGTCGCTGGTTGCGGTCTCGAGTGCCGCGACCCCGGCCTGATCCTCCAGCTGCCGCCACATGCGCTCGTCCCAGCGATCCGCGCCCATGATCCAAGCGGCGGCGCGGGCATAGACGCGGGTATCCAGCGCCTCGTTGCGTTCGCGCAGCTTCTGCCATTCCTGCCGGGCGTAGCCGCGCTTGTTCCGGACCGTGACCAATTGTTCGGCCACCAGCTGCTTCAGCCATTCGCTGTCGGCCCATTCTGGCAGGTGGATCATGCCGGGCGGATCGGGTTGATCCTGCTCGGGCCGCTCGAGCCGCAGGAAGCGATAGGTCTCGATCTTGAAGGTGGCGGTGGCCACAGACCAGAGCCGGGCACCCCGACGCAATCGCTTCCCGCCCACCGTCGCATCGACAAAGGTCGGCCCGGAGACCGGCGTTGCCCGGTTGAAACCTTCCAGACCCTTGACCGGCACGACCTGTTCGAACCCCTGTGCCCGGGCCCAGGCATAGACTGCCGCCGCCTCATAGCCGGTATCGATCGCCAGTTTTGCGATGGGCATAACTGCGCCATGTGCATGCTGCCATGTGCGGCCGAGCAGTTTTGTCAGTTCCGTCCAAGCTGCCGGGCTGTCCGGACCGCCCGGAATGACGATGTGATCGACGAGCCAGCTCTGCAATCCGCGCCCCCAGGCCCAGATATCGACCTCGATCCGGTCCTTCTGGATATCGGCACCGGCGGTCAGGAACAGACCGCTCTCGGGGATCTGCGCCGCGAACACCTTGCGCCGGTCGGCCAGCCGCTGCCATTCCGGCGCCTCGCCGCGCTCGACCCAGGTCTCGCCCAGAAGCGTATTCCGGGCCGCGCGCAGCATCTCGTCATTGCCCTGCGCGGCCAGCCATTCCCGGGCGATCTGTTCCCAGCTCTTCCAGCCGATGGGCGAGTAAAGCGCGGACAGGTGATAGCCGACATGATGCGGATCGGCGGCAATGGCCGTCGCGCGCCATTCGCCCGCCTCCAGCATGGCGGTCTTGTGATGCTCGGCGATCAGCTGATCGCAGGCCTTGCAGGCGTAGGCGGCGGTCTCGGGTCGGCCCTTCTCCCAGCGCAGGCGCTCGAACTGCAACCATTGCATGGCCCCGCAATGCGGGCAGGGCACGAAGTAGCGCCGCTGATCGGACGCCTCGAATTCCTGCTCGATCCGGCTCAGCCCCCGGATCGTCGGGGTCGAGACCAGAAACACCTTGCGGCGATGGGCGAAGGTGGTGCTGCGCGCCTCGGCCAGCGTCACCGGATCGCCCTCTTCATCGGCCGAGGCCGGATAAGCGTCGATCTCGTCCAGAAACAGGTAGCGCGCGGGCATGGACCGCAGCCCGGTCGCGCTGTTGGCGCCGGTCAGCACCAGAATGCCGCCCGGGAATTCCTTGGACAGCATCGAATTCCCGGCATCGCGCGACCGCGCGGGGCTGACCCGTTCGCGCAGCGCCGGGCTGTCAGAAATCAGCGGATCGAGCCGCCCGCGCGAGGCGCGCTTGGCCATCTCGACCGTCGGCAGCACCGCCAGCATCGGGCCCGGCGCATGGTGGATGACGAAGCCGATCCAGTTATTGCCTGCTTCCGTCGCGCCAACCTGCGCGGCCTTCATGAAGCTGATCCGCTGCGCCGGATGTCCGGGCGAGAGCGCATCCATGATCTCGCGCAGATAGGGCGTGCGCGCCGTGCGGTAGCGCCCGGGCTCGGCAGCAGCGCGCGATGACAGCCAACGGTGTTTGTCGGCCCATTCCGACACCGTCAGATCGGGATCGGGCCGGATGCCGCGCGACCAGGCGCGCAACATGTCCTCGGCGCCATCGAAACTCAGGTCGGGGCTGTGATCATCGCTCCCATCGTCAT